TCTTCTTCTGTTCCTTTGTTTAACCAACTATCTCCTATGCCAAAAATAGGATACCATTTTCCAATTGGGACATTTTTCTTGCCGCCCTCCCCGGTACTAATATAAAAAGGTATGTAAGTACCGCTTACATCCACTAAGACCATTATTCTGCCGTCGTAGTTAACAATGGGACTAGTTTTAGTTGATTTGCGAATAGGATTTCCTGCCGCATCTTTACCTTGATATACTGCGTCGTAGGGAATGGGTATTAGTTTTAGCCCGAGACTATCTAACTTGTTTTTCAGCTCTTGGGAACTTATTGCTTCGGTAATTATTTCGTAGGAACGCATCCAATATTTAGTTAGATTGTTCTTACTTTAGCTAGTCCTAGTAGCTTTAACATGCTGATATACATCCAGCCTATGTCAAATTCCCACCATTTACTGCTAAATTTAGCACTGGCGCCGTTACCATGGTGATTATTGTGTAGTTCTTCTCCACCTATCCAAAATGCTATAGGAGTTAAATTTCTGCTAGTGTCTTTAACGTTATAATTTCTATAACCCCACCAATGTGCTAGACCGTTAATTACGCCGGCGGCCCAGAAAGGAATCCAGATCATTTGAACAAGCCAAGCTAATATACCCCACCATCCAAATATTACTGTGTTGAGCACAAAGAGAATGCCAATGCCAAGGGTAGGTCTAGAACTGTATACGTGAAGCTCCATCCAATCAGCAGGGCAACCGCGGCCAAGTGTATCAACCATATCTTTATCTTGTTTTGCGCGAACATATAAAAAAGCTCCCCCAAACAAAACCCGCCAGATCCCATGTATTTTGGGACTATGCGGGTCGTCGATTGTATCGCTGGCTTGATGATGTTTACGATGTATAGCTACCCATTCTCGAGTAACCATGCCGGTGGTTAACCAAAGCCAGAATCTGAAAAAATGATCTATAGCTGGATGAAACTGTACAGATCTATGTGCTTGACTACGGTGTAGATATAACGTAACGGACATGATGGTGATGTGCGTCATCACCAGGATATAAAAAATTAATGCCATCCATTAATTAGGTTCGTCTGGAACTACTACCTTTTTTATTTCAAAACCAGTAAGTGCGTTTCTGTCAGGATAATGTTCTGCTACATATTCCCTAGCTTTAACAAAAGGATCACCAGTACCTAATGGAACTTCTAGTACCTTAGCGTTATCTACATAAATTTCAAATATTACCATTTTAATTATAACCTTTTACAATAGAAGGATCTTCTTCAATTGCTTTTTCTAAAAACAATTTAACACCGTTAGATTTTACAAATAACAATCTTCCATTTGGTAATTCTTTTACAGTAAAGGAATCGCCTTCTTGTACGTTTAGTTTGTCCTTGGTTAATTCTGAATCCATCATGATGTCACCGTTAGGTAAAAGATCAAAGACATAATCCACAAATAACATAGTATTTAATCCGCTACGTGTTGTTGTTCTACTACTATAAATGCTTTTTTAGGAAACCACTGATTTAACTTAGTTTTAAGATCTTCTTCGTTTGTGGCTTGTACAATAAATCTACCTGTTTGCTTATTGTACAAAAAGATTTGCCCTTTGTAGTGTTCCATTACCGCAGGTATAACATGTTCTTTAACCAGTGCCTGTGCTTTATCTGTTATTGTTTGACTTTTAATTTTTTCTATAGCTACCACTACTCTAATAGTCATCCAAAGTATCCATAACCAAAACCCAAGGATAAGGTAATCGCCCAAAGTCCAGTTTTCCATAATATGTATTTACTCGCTTGTCTGATTTTTAGGGTCTAATTGTTTAACTGTATTTGTAATTGCAGTTGCAAAATTTAAGGCCGCTTGGCGGTTTAAAAGCATATGATGTTCTTGTTTGTGTACTCCATGCACAAGAATATCCCAAACTGCCCTTAGCCTACTAGGCCAATCTTTCCAAAACTCTCGAGTCCAAGTAGTCACATAAAAGCTAACTTCTACATCAGGTATGTCTTGATCACGCTGTACTTCGATCCACATCTTAACTGCATGATCATCTGACGAACAATCGCACTCTACGTTAAAGACTCTAGCATCGCCCCAATCTTTTTCTAGACTAATACCTTGTGCAGGCGTTTGTGCTTTCAATAGCTTCACTGTAAATTCCTTTTAGGTGCTAAACTAGGCATTCCTTGTTCAACTAGTTCTTGAATTTCTTCACTGCTGAGTAACTTATGAGCTAGCGCCGCCAATTCTTCCTCGTCCAATGAGTCAATGTCAACTACAAATGGTTCTGAGCGAGCTTGTAGTTCTCCGCTTTTAGCCATGCGTTCTATATCAGCAATAATCTGATCTAGTTCTTCTTGTGTACCTTCGAAATTGTCAAAGCATCCTGGGGCAAATTCAACTTTAATATCTTTTGTTTCCTCGGGTGTTAGATCTTGAAATTTCTTAGTCATAATATTCTTCCTTGTATCCATTCGGTTACTATTTGATCTGCTTCTTCTGCTGTAACTGCCCAAACTTTAATTTCAGCAGTAGTTCCAGCAATCCACATATCAAATGGCACTTGGCCGTTAAAGCAAAAGCCATTGGGCAGTTGTTTTGTAACAATCCATTCTTGTAAGTTTCTTGCTCTATTAATTAATTGATTGGCTAATTCAGCTGAGTTCATTGGTTGTTTTTTTCCTGCGCTTGGGTTTAGTATCTTCGGCTACAGGAATTGTCGATTCATATTTAAGAATGGCTTGGCGAACATCTCGAGCCAATGCTTCGTCATCCCATTCCAGTTCGGTACGTCCATCGGGATATGTTGTAACAGTTAAATGGCTACCTTTTACTACTGTTACTTCTTCTTTCTTTTTACGAGTTGCCATGTTGTTTCCTATATTCCTTTTTTAACCACCAACGGTATTTGTTAAAATATTCTTGACTGGTGTAGTTGGGTTGCTTGCCTTCCCACGCCATCATTTCTTCTAAATGTTCCCACCAAATTTGGTAGACCCAATTGCGAAATTTCATATCAAGTCCATAGTCCGTGTCTAACTTTGATAAGACGAATCATCATGGCTTCGTCTTCCTTTTCATAATCTTGTTCAATTTTGTGAGTAAGTTTAAGAGCCTTCTTGCCTAATGCTCGAGTTTCCTTAACACTAGACTCTACACCAATCCAACGAATGCCGTCACCTTTTTCTTTACGCATAAGATCGCAGTATTCGCTCCAGCCGCTGACATCGTGTGGGTCAGGACGCTTAGGATAAACTTCGGTCCACCATTTATACAAGTCTAAAATTTCCTGTGCTTTTTTGGCTTGATCGGTAGGTTCTCCCCAGCCTTTATCCCCAGGCTTAAGGCCCCAAGTATCGTCGGCTACCAATTTACGTTGCCATTCTAAGTTAGCTAATCCTGCTTCAGGGCATCGCCATGTACGCCAACGAAACCATCCGCTAGCATACCATGGAGATTTAAATTGTTTGCGAGCTTCTTCGTCCCATGCTATGTGCCACCATGCAAGTTCGACTTCAACGAAGTCAACAAGTTCGTTAAAAAGACATGGAAGGAATCGATTCCCAACATCGCACCAAGTGCCAGGACGAATATCCCGAACATGAGCAGTAAGACTATGAGTGCGAGTAACCCAACGATTGTTAATATAATACTTGATAGCATGAAGTTTGTCCGGAATATACATTACAAATTGTTGCAAATGATCTAGGCCTTCTTCGGCTAGCCACCAACGAAACGGATAGTTAGCTTTCGCGCGAGTTTCCCATTCATGCCATTCCTCGCTAGTGCCCATTTTAAGTTTGGTGGTACCGCGAAGCCAATCGGCAAAAGGTGTGCAAGTCCAGTAGTTACGCATTATTGTCTATATTTGATTACGTTGTCAGAAAGTCTGTTTAAAAAATGTGCAAATTCTACTTTGGAATTATAAGCTGAAAGCTCATAGCCTATCCAAAATGATAATGCACATAATACGGCAGTTACAATAGTTCTATTATACATTTTCTGTTTTTTTCTGTCTACGCATATTTAAGTAATCATTGTTGTGAATCCAATTATCCTTAACCAAAAATCCCCATTCGCGTTTTTGGGGACCGGGCATAAACAGAGTCCAACACTCTACGTCGGGGTTAAGCTCAATACGGTGATATGAATTAGCAGAGCAAATACGGAAATGGCCAGGCCCACGCCAATGCCGTGTTTCACTGGTCTTGATACCTTGTTCATTAAAGTTCGGAGTCCATTCATAATAACCACCTTTGAGAATTAAAGTCGCGTAAGGCCATGGATGATCATGCACATCATCGGGGTCTGACTTAAGAAACTTGTGCAAGAACACATTGAATGGAAACCATGTTCTGTCGCGGAGAAATACATAATAGCGTTCGAGATAGGGTTCATTGTCTACTCTGTCCATAATAACTCGCTTACGGCCGAGTTTATTCAAAAGTTTAAGAAACATAAAAAGCTCCTGTGCCATACTAATATAACACAAGAGCTAGTTAAAGTCAATAATCAGCTTTGCCAATTAAGTTTTGGATGGTCTCCAAATTCCTTCGATTCCGCCTCTATTCAATGTCCATCCTGAAGGCCAACTAATTGTCACATCACCGTCATTTGGATTATTATTTGATCCGCTAGTAGGAGTTTGGTTACCACCTATAAAACTCAACTTACCGCCGTTGTTTGTATAAACGAAATTAACGTGTCCGAAATTCCAAAGTACAATGTCACCGGGCTGAGCTTGTGCTGGCGGCACAGGAGTAGCGTTCCATCTAGATGGTTTATTTCTAATAGCCCACGAACTGGCTTCTTGCACATATCTATATCCAGATTGCTTTAGTGCAAAATTAATAAAACCCATACACCATGGAGTTTGGTCTGTGCTCCAATAATTACTAGTAGGATAGCCTAGGCTTCTCCATATACCAACAATGTTTGGATTACTAGGCCTGCCGTTCTGTCCTGTTTCTCGCCACATACCTCGTTTGGCTTCGTCGAATATTTTATCCAAGCAGGTTTTGACATCAGATGCCGCGGCATTTGTATTAGGAGGAAGGGACGGGGCATCTTCCGTAGATTCCGGTGTTCCTGGAAAGTTTTGTTTAACACCATTGGCCGCGGCCGTAGGATTACTGTATGAACTAGGATTAGCGGCATAAGCATCAAATTTTGTTTGATTGGCCTGATTTGTAGCCGGAGCGATCGTAACTGGTGCATCTAATACATCGCCAGCAAATAAACCACTAGTGCCCGGAGCCAACCATAAAGCCACTGGAACGTTATTAACAAAAACGTTATTACTTCTAAAGACATCCTGGATTGGATCACCGTCACCGACTACATAGGGCATATTATGTTCCTAAAGCAATTCCTGTAGTAGCTTGAAGATAGTTATTGCTCATCTCTTTGGCACTGGCTGCGATTGCTACTACGTGCTGACGTTTGTATACTATTGATCCAACGTCATTGGCTGTAATAAGGTATGGTGCTAGACTCATGCCTTGCGGGCCAGCCGCTAAAACTAGTGGGCGAGAAATTGTAACAGAATCAGAAGTATCATCTTCTAACTTGCCTACAACTTCTTCTCCTGTAGTAAGTTTCATACTAACTACATCGCCCACTTTATAAGGTAAACTAATTAACATATTATCTCCGTGTGTGTTCTAAATTAAATCTGATGATTATCTATCCACTCTACTAATTTATCATATCCGCCAACGTACTCATTGTTGATAAAAATCTGTGGAACTGTTCTTGGACTTTCTCCTAGACGCTGTTGTAACTCTTCTCGTAATGCTGGTTCTTTATCTAAAAATTTTTCCTCGTATTGCCATTCTTTTTGTTTAAAAACACGTTTGGCCATATTGCAATAATTGCAAACTGCGGTCGAGTAAATTTCGACTTTATCAACATAGTACATGATTTTTGTCCTTATTATAATTTGAAGCCAGAGAAGGCGTTAATATCAACGTCCTGTTTGATACCGCCAATCACGTAACTCTCTACTTCTGTCTCTTGTGGTGCTACTTGTAGTCCTTTACTGCTGAGCCAGTGTTGTGTCCAGGGTAATGGATTATCCGAAGCACTGCGATTGAATAGTGCATCGAAGCCAATAGCCTTTAAACGTCTGTTAGCAATATATTCTACGTAATCGTGTAGCAATCTTTCGTTAAGGCCGATAATTGCACCGTCCTTAAACAAATAATTAGCCCAGTCTTTTTCTTCTTGAATGATGTCTTTGTAAATTTGAATTACGTCATCTTTACATTGCTCCATGGCAACTAGCATTTCTGGGTCGTCCCCTTTTTGCCAATTTTTAATAATATGTTGACTAATAGCCAAGTGCTGTGCTTCATCTCGACTGATGAGTCCGATAATTTTAGCACTGCCTTCCATCTTTTTAAGTTCACCAAACGCAAAGCTACAAGCAAAGCTAACAAAGAAACGAATGCCTTCGAGGGCATTAACGTTAATCATTGCCAAATACAATTTCTTTTTAAGTGTTAAACTGTCTCCGATTCCTTGTTGTGTATATAATTGTGCATACTCAACAAAGTCGTCATAAGACTTGGTAACACTTTTAGCACGAGAAATAATTTTTTCATCGTCAAGAATAGTATCAAAAACTTCACTGGGATTACTATAAACGTTTTTAATAATATGTGTATAACTACGGCTATGAATGTTTTCAAAAAACTGCCATGCATTCATACAACTTTCAAGTTCGGGTAAACTGCAATAAGGACCAAATGCAGTAAGAATACCACGACCTTGAACGCTGTCTAATAGAATTTGATATTTTAGATTGCTAGTAAAAATAAACTTTTCTTCAGGACGAAAGTTCATGTAGTCGGCACGATCTTTTTGTAAACTAACTTCTTCTGGTCTCCAAAAATAACCCAATTGTGTTTGAGTCAATTTGTCGAATATAGGATATTTGAATACATCGTATCGTTGTGTATTTTGTTCTGCACCAAAAAACATAGGCTCTTTGGTGAAGTCAACTTTGTCTTTATTAAAAATTGTTGTCATAGATTATATTGAACAAGCATCACAGACTTCTGCTTCGTTGTCTGGTTCAGCTAATTGTACAGGTTGTTCGACTTTTTGTAAAGCCTCTTGGCCATCGTCACTCTTCATATCATATGTATTTTGATAATAACTAGTTTTCCAGCCTAGCTTATAACTAACTAACAAATCACGTAACATAACGCTCAGCGGCACTTCATGATTTTCGTAATGATGCGGATTGTAACTCCAATTACCACTAATTGCTTGGTCAAAGTATTTTTGCATAGCGGCAACTATTCGTATATATCCCTCATTGCCTTTCATGTCCCATAAAAGGGTGTAATAATGCTTTAAACTTTGATAAGCAGGAACGATTTGTTTTAGCGTACCTTTCTTTGACTTCTTAACTGATAACAAGTCACGTGGAGGTTCAATTCCGTTAGTTTCATTACTGGCAACACTACTAGATTCGCTAGGCATTTGTGCGCTTAGTGTGCTGTGGCGAAGACCGTGTGTTAAAATTTCAGCACGTAGACTTTCCCAATCATACTGTAACTCTGCACCTAAAAATTCATCGACGTCACGCTTGTAAGTGTCAATGGGCAGTATACCTTTACTGTATTTTGTTCGATGAAAGTACTCGCAAGCACCACGTTCTTTGGCTAGTGTATTGCTGGCTTTTAACAAGTAGAATTGGAAAGCTTCGCTGAGTTTATTTACTAAACGTGCGGCTTCAACATCATCATAAAATACTTTATTACGAGCAAGATAGTGTGCTAATCCAATATATCCAATGCCTAAGCTACGACGAGCTTTAGTTGAACGCTCTGCGGCTAACACAGGATAACCTTGATAATCAATTATTTCTTCCAGGCCACGAACTGCTAAGTCACAGAGATTTTCTAAATCATCTAGTGATCTTAAGGTGCCGACATTAATAGCACTGAGAATACATAGTGCAATTTCTCCTGCACCATCAATATGTTGCAATGGGTCGGTCGGTAATGTAATTTCTTGACATAAGTTACTCATATAGATGCTGTCTAAGAAACTGCTATGACCGTTAACATGGTCAACGTTCATAATATATACGCGACCGGTCTCTGCACGTTCTTTTAATAAGTCTTGAATCAGTGTCATTGCCGGCACTGTCTTTTTTGGGATCTTAGGATTGTTTTCGTATTTTAAGTATAGCTCGTCAAATTTATCATTGTTGCCCCATACTTCATACAAACCAGGAACATCATGCGGACTAAACAAAGTTATGTTAGCACCTCGTAATGCTCTTTCATAAAATAGTTTACTTAATTGAATACTGTAATCTAGTTTACGCACACGATTGTCTTCTGTACCTTTGTTATTCTTTAATACAATAATGTCTTCGATTTCTTTATGCCATATTGGAAAGTGAACTGTAGCACTACCACCACGAACACCGTTTTGTGTACAGCATCGAACAGTGGCTTCAAACTTCTTAAGAAAAGGAACAACGCCTGTATGTGCTACTTCTCCGCCTCGGATCTTTGAGTTAATACCTCTGATACGACCTGCGTTGATTCCGATACCTGCTCGTTGGGCCACATACTTGCCAATAGCCATATCACTAGTGAAAATACTATCCAAAGTATCATCAACATCAACGAGAACACAGCTAGCAAACTGGCGCATAGGAGTCCTAACACCAGCCATAACGGGTGTAGGTATATTGATTTTAAAAAGTGAAGTCGCGTCATAGTATCTCTTAATATAACTCATGCGTTGATCTTTAGGATAGCGAGCAAATAGTGTTGCCGCAATCAACATATACATATACTGAGGTGTTTCAAAAATTTTGCCATTACTACGATCTTGCACAAGATACTTGTCTGCTACTTGTCTAATTCCAGCATAGGTAAAGTTTAAATCACGATCATGATTCATGTAGTCATTTAATTCTGCCCATTCTTGGTTGTTGTATTGATTTAAAATATCACTGTCGTATATTCCTTTATCAATATTTCTCTTGACTAAATCTAGCAAGGGCATAGCGGCATATTCACCGAATACTTCTTTACGTAGACCAAATAGTAACAGGCGGGCCGCTACATATTGATAATTAGGATGTTCTAAGCTGATTAAGTCGTTGGCACTGCGTACTAAAATTTCTTGAATGTCGTTAGTAGTAATACCATCGATAAATTGTAAGTCGGCATTCATTTCTACTTGACTTACATTAACTCCTGCTAGCCCTACGCAGGCTTCTTCTACCATTTTATGAATTTTGTTAATGTCTAGTGGCTCTCGGCGTCCGTCTCTTTTTACTACATGAATATTTTTGGTCATTAATTTCTCCGTCTTTGTTCTTTTTCTAGGTTTGATATTTAACTCGAATGCCAACTAGATAAAAGCTAGTATATTAAAATAAATTGTTCAATTCTTCTGAATTAAAAGTTTTCAAAACTTCCACTTTGTTAGAGTCATAGTCTAATTGCTTATTGTACAGAAATAAAGTTTGGTTGTCTACGTTTATAGCCAAACAATTATGCCGTTGTTCAATATCATTAACTATACAAAGATTTATATTGTTTATATTCACACCAACTAGTTTAAGTGTGTAGTAAATGCCCAGCACAATACTGTTTGGACAATAGTCTTGAGCATATAGTAGATTCCATGGATTTGGCCAAGTATCTGGTTTCCATGGATCAAAGGTTCTGCGGATTGCTGGAGCTTGAGTCCACCATTCGTATGCTTTGATAAATTGATTTGCAGGAGACTGTTCAAGCTCCTGCCGTAGCTTACGCCATTCTCTAAGACGGCCGGAGGCACTAAGTGCCCAAATTTGTTTTATGCTGATTTCCACACTCTGGCTGAATAATAAAAGTTAAATGGATTAGGAGTATTGTTTACGTAGTCAATGCTTAGATAAGGACCTTCTGCTGGATCAACTAGTCGCACTAACATATAACAGTCTTGCGCTTCTCCTAAACTATTTACTGTACTATTCATTTCTGCATCATTGCCATCTGTTAAGAATGTAAAACTACCTGAAATGAGAACACCTGCAGAACTTAAACTAAATTCAAAAATACCAGTGTTAGCAAAATTGTAGTTAATTAAAATTCCAGTGGGAGCAGGAGTAGAGACGTTGGGCAATAATCTTACTAGGTCAACGGGCTGGTTTTGTCCTATCATTGATACTTCGCTGTTATAACCTACAATAATTTCTTTGCCGTCAGCTGGGGGTTGGTTGAATACCAACTTAGCCCCTTGCACAGAATATTGAATTTGTGGTTGTAATTCAACACCATCAACAAACACAAATAGCGGTGCGCCGGGACGGATAAAACGTAGATCTAGATCATATGTGTCTATGTCTCCAGTACCTGTATATGTGCTAATAGGGTTACCAATGAACAATCGTCCTTGGTCCATGGCATATCCCATTTCGCCTTCTTTTAATAAAGGCAAGTCAATATAGTTACCACGTCTAATTTGTATTTTTGCTAGTAAATTCTCTGCCATTGCGGGCTCCTGATCAGTTATTTATCAGGAATATTTGTTGTAGTATTCGGATACACGAGCCGCCCACTTTTCACTCATGGCGTCAAAACGGTCTAATTCTAGCTCAAAACACTGCCAATCTAACTCTCTAGACACCATAAACACTACTGCTTTTTGTATTTTTGTGTCATATACTTTGTTATGTGCATGAGCATAGGCACAGCATTGCAAATAATAATCTTCTATCCAGTCTTCTCGTTTGGGTTTCTTAGTAGTTTTATAATCCATGATTGCTGGCTGGCCTTTATATACTCCTATTAGGTCTGTAGTACCAGCGTACAAGTCAGGATAATAAAGTCCTGTTTCTTGACCCCATACTTCGGAAACATCACAAAGGCCACGCTCAATGATAACATTACTCATATCTCTAGCCATTTGATGTACTAGATTATTACCTTGCGGTCTGTCTTTGCCTTCGACCCAGTTTTCTAAATGTTTGTGCAGTAGCGTACCAAGCCCGGCGCTTTCTGTGCTGATGCGGTTAGCTTCAGCTTCACCTACTCTTTTACGCCATTCTAATAGATGTGTCTTATCTTTGGTTTTATCAAGGATAGTGGTTACGCTGGGTAACTTTTTGCCGTCCGGACTGGCATATAGGCGTTTGCCGTCTACTTCAACTCTACTAAGAGGAATATATGTTACTGGGGGATTAATTGGAATCATTAGTTAGTGTAACAGTAAAGCTACACTAAGTCAATCTTTACCAAGCAAGATGCCAACCAAATGTATTACCAGTTTGGCCGTTAGTGCGCTGTTCGATTGTGTAATCTAACTTTTCAAAATATTTTATAACTTGTTCAATTTGATCTTGTTTGGCTAAGTCTTCGCTGTTGCCTTGCCAAACGTTCCAATAAAGTTGGGCATTGGGCCCGGATGTCATTATACTAGTAGTCACTGCTACAGTTAATTGTCCTTGACCAACGGCTGTTAAGATAGCTGTTTCTAACGAAGAAATTTCGCTGTGAATAGTAACATCATCTCTTGCTCTTAGTCTTGCTTCTTTGGCCGTTAACATTATTGGATACCTTTTTGTGCTTGTGCTTGTGCTAATTTTGATACTGTATCTGCGGCCACATCTTTCTGTTCGGCTCCGCTAGACATGTCTCCTTCAGTATCATTGATACCTGTGTCTAATTCTATTTCTTTAGCGTTAGCTGTTTTAATACTATCTTCGCCGTCTAGAACTTGTATAAGATCTTTAGCAGTGACATAAAATCCTTCGCTACTAAGGTCGGATATCATGTCATGCATCTCAATCCTATCTTGACCATTCGCACTGGCAGTATAGATAAGATTGAGAGCAGAATCTTTAAGTTCCTGCATATAAGAACTATTAAGCTCAAATAATTTCATTACTTCATCTCGCGACCAACTGGCTCTTCTGCTGGGCCTGCGGCTGCTGGTGCTCCGGCCATTTCTTCACCGGGTACTTCTTCTGGAGCAGGTGCCATTTCTTCGCCGCCAGCTGGAGCAGCCATTTCGCCGCCCATGCCAGGTTGTTCTTCTCCGCTTAGTACAGCTACAGCATTGCCCAGCGAATCGTGATTTTGTTTTAATGTATCTAGTACTGTGCCTAAGCCAGCTTCTACGGCTGTGTTAAACTGTTCAGCTTCTGCTGTGCCAAATACTTCTTTGATACGCTCAACTAAAGCCATCAAAGTTTCTGTTTGCATTTTAGCAACTTTTTCGGCCATGTCCTGCAAATCGCTGACCATACCCTTAGCAGCCAATAATACTTCGGCTTGTTGTAGATCTTGTTCTAATAGAACTTTAAGATTGCTGATGCTTTCGTTAATGTTCTTAGGACGAACGTTGCGTTGGTCTTTGCGCTTAGGACCAATTTCGTTAAGCATAATTTTGATGCTTTCGCCTACCATTACGCTTTTGATATAGCGTGGATCATTTTGGTAGTTTTTAACGCTACAGCTAATGTCCCACTGTTGTCTTTCTACTTGTTGTAGAATATTGCGTAGTTTAGCAGAATCAACGTTACCTTGCTTGAGGCTGTAGCCAAACTGCTCTTTAAGATAAGAGTTTATTTGTTGCAGTTTAGTCTGCGGTCTTACTGAAAAATCGGTTAATTTCATGGTGTTCTTTCCAATTATTGAACTATTTAGCCAAATTAGTAGCTCTTTAGTATTCTAGTCCTTGCTTCTTTAGCAAGACCGTGGCTTCTTGTATATTTACTTTCATAGATTGCAAGTTGTTCTGTATCTCTAGCACGTTTAATCTTAGAGTTGTATACTGCGGCGTCATACAAGTGTCTTGCATAAGTTTGATCTGCTTCAAATATTTGATCACATTTTAGGCTAGCTGTTGCAGATCCTGAAATCAAACATTTTGTAATAGCGGCCGCACTTTCAAATAATGCTAAATCGCTGTAAATTACTTCATTAGTTGTTAGGTCAACTATATCATAGACATTTTTAGTTTTATTACCCCATTGGGCTTCTTTGACTATGACATGATAGTCAGCTATCCTGACGCCGCGGCTTGTTTGTTCTGTGTTTAAAAGCTGACGTGTTCTAACATTTTCTTTAGCTTCTTCTACTAATGTAGTTTTAGCTTCTTCTGTCACTGCTTGAAAACGGCCAAGTATTTTAGCCATAGCCTGAACATTGGGATCAGGGTGATTACTTACTGATTTATTTGCCAATGCTGATGCGCCTTCAGCAACCATGTTAGAAACTGTTTTTTTGTTTTCAACACTACTTAGGTTTTGCATAACCCGCTTCATTGCATCAATTTCTTGTCTTGATAACATATCAACCTCTCTGTTATTGTCCTGTAGTTATAGGACTAACTTTACTTAGCAGTTCTTCAATTGACGTAGAAAGCTGTTCTTTCTGTGCAATAGTTTCTGCATTAGTAATCCATGGTCCTTGGTCTGCATCCGACAACTGTTTTAGTTCTTCAACTATTGCAGTTTTTTCTTGTATAACAGTAACATTGGTATTATTTTGAATATTTAAAATAGTTTCTAATGATTCTACTGACATGATTATTTTCCTTTATACTTTGTAGCAAGCCTTGACACAAAAGTCTGTTCTAACAATTTCAATTCGTTAGTTTGTTCTACACTTTCTCTATAATGTCTTAAAAATTGCTCGCCGCCCATATCAATAATGGAACGCTCTATGCCTTCAATTTGGCGTGTTAACTCACTTATAGCCGAGTCATTGCGACCGTCTCTGTTAGTTGATTGTAGTCTAGTCAGTTTGGTATTATATCTACCATACATAGATAGCAATCTATCTAGTTCGGCTCTGCGGCCATCTGATGGAGATCCGCTATCGGTGCCATGACCATATTCAGATGGCCTTTGATATTCTGGACGGTAGCCTTGCTTGCCGTCACCGCGCTTACCAAATCTAGGATCTTGTCTTGGACCTAGTTTAGAATCAATACCGTATTTGTTGCCACCACCTGTGCCCCAATGATAACTCATGTCAGTGCCCAAAGTGTCCTTAGGTATAAATTTTGGTCCAGAATCAAATCTATAGCCCTGGCCTTTTTCTGCTTCGAACGTTATACCTTTGCTAATAGGCTCTTCATCTTTCCACGGTTTCCAATAGCCATGCTTGTGGTTATCCTGCACGTAGATAGTTACTGTGGTCTTGCCGTCATGTTCATGTTGTTCTTTATCAACAAGTTTCTTAGCACCCCATTCTAAATCCATCCAACGATCTGCGGCATAATCCGCGCGATGACTATCAGGACTTGTAAATTTAACTGTCATGTTATAGCGTTTGCCGTTAGGAGCTTGACCTTCATCTTTAGAATATTCAACATTAGGCTCTAAATGAGCAGTTTTAGCTCTACGACGTTCTTGTTCTCGTTCAAATTCTACATAAGGGTCATAAGGCTCTTCGGGCTCATAGTCGTCGGGGTCACGCTCGTACTTTTTACCTACACGTTTTAATGCATTGTAATAGTCAATGTCACTGTCGTAATTATGTGGATTCACTTCACTTACCTGCTGTAAACTTTCGTCAACGCCATAGTCTTCTTCAAAAGAATCAATAATACGATTGATAATTTCTTCAAAGTCGTCATCAGGATGTAGTCTATGGTCGATTGCAACGTCGTCATATTTTTGTTGCATCATTTTAGAAACAACTTTTTGTGCAGGAGTTCTAGGATGTACCATAACATCATAGCCGTCTAAACTGCCTTGAATTAAATCTCTGATAACTTCGCTGGCTCCTGTATTCTTTAAAGCCTGATCACGGTCCTTGGCTATTTGTTG